ACAGGCCATACATACGGTAGCTCGCTTGCGTTTACTTGGTAAAGTGGCATAGTTATGCTGGTAAATGTTTATCTGCTTTTGAGTTAACGGCTACCTTACCTTTGCCTACGCTTTTATGTCTAGCCTTCTGCACGCGATCCATCATTGCATACAGCTTACGTGCGCCAGCTTCAGTAGAACCATTACCAAGTTCTGAAACGATTCGTGCAGGGACAACAAATTCTCCGTCGGCAAGGCGAGCAGGTTGCTTACGTCCAATAGTAGCCGGGATAGAATCACTAACACCATCACCGGGACCTTTAAGTAAACGACCTCCGTCTGAGTAACCCCCTAGGTTATACATAATCCCACCGTTAGCTGCATGCTCAGTAGCATCTGCACCGCCCCCAGCCGTAGGGTCATTTAATTTAGCCATAGCCATAGGCGCGGCTTTGATGCCCGCTTTTTTGTTAATCGCATTTAAACTAGACATAGCAGCGTCTAAAGCGCTCATACCTGCTGTACCCCTACCTCTTGAAATTTTACCAAGACCTTCATGCCCTTTAGCTTTAGCCATGACGTGTTGCGCTTGCGATATATCGTCTTCTAGTTGTTGCGGAGTTTTACCTATAGACATGCGTTGGTAGTCCTTCATAGAAAGACCGCCTTCTGAAAAATTCTGTTGCTCCCCTGTGTATGGGTCAACATTGTTAGCGCCATCCGTTAACATATTTACAGACATAGGGCGTTGGCTAAGGCCGTTTCCGTATAGGTTAGTATGTTGTTGAGACGTGGGGTACATCATGTTACCGCCCATAGCATTGGCATTCATGTTTGACATTTGCTCAACTGGGCCGTTTGCATTAGTAGTGCCACCGTCTGCGTAAGATTGCATGATGCCGCCGTTTGCGCCGTACAAGTACGTGCTAGGCATTTGAGGACCGCCCTGAAGGAACGCAGACATATCTGCACGCGGACCTTTATATTCCCTAGACCCCCCAGTGCTAGGCTGTTTAAATAAAAGTGGCTTTGCCGCCATAGCCGCACCTAAATATTGCAAAGGGGCTGGGGCTTTTTGATACCCTTCGTATGCAGTTTTTACTGTGTTGCCTATACCTTCGTAAGCAGCTTTAAAACCATCTATTAGTTTTGAGCCAGACGTTTTTATACCTTCGTTAGCTACTTGTGCTGCATCTGTAAGCGAGAAAGGGCCAGATACAGGGGCAGTAATGTCAGCACCCGGAAGAGGGCCAGCTAGCCCACGCTTCATTACATCGCCAGCGTTTTGGAACGCAGCAGAGTCCCCTTGTGCCCCACGCAGTACATCGCCAGCGTTTTGTAATGGCGTAACAGGTTCAGCAGGAGGCAACGGTTCAATAGGAGTAGCGGGGGCTGTGGCGGATACCGGTTCGACAGGAGGAGCAGCAGCACCGGGTGTAACTGTAGGTGGGGTTACGGCGGGGGTAGCACCGTTAAGTATTCCAGACTGGCCTCCTTGGGCAGCTAATTCAGAAATACTAGGGGTAGCTTGGGCGGCTTGGGCGGCTTGAGCGGCTTGAGCGGCAGCGGCGGCGGTTGCAGCGGCTTGGGCGGCGGCAACGGCTTGAGCCACAGTTGCGGCTTCTGCGTAAGACCCTACGGTAGCTACAACCGTAGCGGGGTCGTTATATATACGGCGGTTGTCCGCGCTATAGCCGTTGAATTTGTTTGGGATTCTCATGCGTAATTACTCCTGTCGCAACGAAGTAGCACTTTACCATCGTGTGCGCTTAATTTAACAAATCCTAACCGTTCGCAGAACCGCAGTCCAGCTAGGTTTTCTGCCTGTACCACGGTGAGTGCACAACCGTATTCGTCTATTACTTCTTTCAGCGTAGCCCGAATATGCGCCCGAATAGACCCGGTTGGTTTCTCGCCATACCCTACGTGAATCTCGTTACCTTTTAGCAACACCCCGCCTATAACGCGCCCTGAATTAGTCAGGGGAACCACGGTCCAATCTTTTAACGCTTCCAGATACTCTGCTACCCCTATGGTTAGACGGTGCTTGACTGACGTATATAGCATCAGCATAGCGCGGTCTTGGGGCGTCATAGTTTTACTTTAAGCACGTTGTTAGCTGTGGTGTCGTAATAAACGTCGCCTACCTTCAAGTTAACCAAGTCTGCCTCTGTGGGTAGGCTAACAACCCGAACGCCATTGCTATCTACTAGGCTGAAGTTCAGCGCCGATACAATCTGGTTACCGCCCCGGATGTTTACATACTGAGTAGACGCAGCGCATGGCCCCGGATTATCTAACGTCTGGAAGTAAAGACGCAGGATATTAAGTAGAGTGTCCATGTATCGTTGGGTGTACTCAATAGGCGCAGCGGGGAGCGTAGGGGCTTTAGTTGTCCCAGTTGACATTATGCTCTCCTTCCGTCCGGACGTACATCCATACGCGGCACTCCTAACTGCCATTGGGTGCCTAACGTATTTGACTCAACTCTAAACGCCATTTGCCTACCCCGTAGGCGGGTATATATCTGTTGGGTAAACGTCTGTACGTTGTATGTATTGACGTTTGTATAGTTTTCTAACGAAGTAACTACTGGCTCGTCAGTCACACCATACGGGGCACCGGGGTTCTTACGTGGTTTGATGATGAACTTGGCGCTAGGCGCGTTTACGGTAGAGCCGTTAAAAGTTATGTCAGGCACAATTCTCCAGACAAACCCGTAGTCATGTCCGTCATTTATGTCGTAGTCAGACGATTGAACAAAAGCATTAATAGCAGTAGCTGGCAGCGTAGACCCATCATCCACACCGTTCTCATGTTCAACTAATATGTTTCCGTAAGTAGCAGCAAGAGGGTAATTACGTGTTGTGCTATCTATCCATGCTGTACGCCCTAACTTGCCGTAGTACCAAACGCCATCAAGGTAGTTGTATATAACGTAGCGGTCTACTACTGTGTTTGGGTTAGCCCGAGTGCCTGTGCCGTCGGAGCCGGTGATAGACGGATAAAACCACCATATCTCGCTGTAGGCTTCGTTAGAACCGCCCGTGCATTGGAACGCTTGGTCTTTATTAAAGTCTTCAAAGACATACTGACGTAGCGTGCAAGGTAGCGTCTCAACACGGCCTGAGTAAACGTAGAATTTATCTACACCCATCCAGTAGGTAATGCCGTTGGCAGTTGCTGCGGCATTGGGGCCAGCTAGTGAAATGTTATCCGCTAAGATGTTAAACCCGTATACATACGGTGGGCCTTGGTATTGCATTGAATACACAGCCGAATCAGTCCACACCAAAATCTCTTGACGAGTTTGCAGAGCGCCAACAATATAAGACCCATGCGACAGTCGGTAGCTACCCGCTTGGTTAGTAGTGCTAGGGGTCCAAAGTAAATAGCTCTCGTTAGTAGACCAACGAATAAGCAACGGGTCTTGTACAGTAGTGTCGTAATCGCCGTAATCGTTGCAACCAAAACAAATAACGATACGTGTAGAGTCCGATACAAGGATAGTATTTATCTTTGAAGGCACGTCAGGCACTGCCAGAATCTGAATGCCAGACTGTGTACCTGTTGTATTGATAGCAGCACCGCCTACCGTGGTAGATAAATTACATGTATTGCCAGTCAAATTAACTACGTAGTAAGTAGTTGTTGTATTTACCCCGGTAGGCAGTGCCCCTGTAGTACGCAGTTTAAATGGCGTGCCGTTAGGTAACGGCGTGGTTAACGTAATAACAGCGGGCGTGCCTATAGAAATAGTAATGCCTTGCGCCCCGTTAATTAGCTGCGCAGGGGTGGTATACGCTGGGTTAGTTGGGCCGGGTTGCCATATATACAGAGCACCAGTACGCGGTGATATAAGTAGGTTTTCACCAAAGTTAGCTTGCGACCATAGACGAATCTGATCTGCAATACCTGCTGAGTAACCCGAACCCCATGTGCCACGACTCCAAGGGCCAGCACTCCACCCAGTACCACTAGTGTATATGGCGCTTCCTACATTGATTTGATACGTGGCTGTAGTATAAGGGCCACCTGTACCAGTGTCAGTTGTTAACGCTACAACCGCTGCGCCGGGCGCTTCTACAGTAGTGCCTGCTTCTCTAGCATTAAACGTGTAGTAGGTTGTTGCCCCTACTGTATATATGTTTGTTATCTGGTATTGCTGATTAAGAACAGCAGTAGATATACCCGCAGCTACAGAAAGAGTATGCGTACCTGATTGCGTGCCAGTAGTGTTGAGCGGCGAACCGTTAGGACCAATAGATAAATTGCAGGTCAACCCAGAAACATTAACCACGTAGTATGTGGTACCAACAGTAAGCCCAGTAGGAAGAGCGCCAGTAGTAGTCAAAGTGACGGGCGTGTTATTTGCCAACGCTGTAGTAAGCGTAAGTACCGCAGGAGAAGCTATGGTTACAGTAAACGCTTGCGAGTTCAAACCTAACGCACCGGAGAAAGTAACAAAGTCGCCCGTACGCGCACCCGCTACGCCAAGCTGATCGTCTACAATAATAGAAGAAGAGCCGGGGGTTGCAGTGAATGTAATTGTGCCACCAATACCTGCGTACCCTGTTGTTGTACGCACAGGGGTAATGTCGTAGTATTGCCCGCCAATGTCTTCAATATAAAACTTTAAGTTAGTACCTACGCCTACAAGGTTGTAGCTGGATAAAGTTATCCAATTCCACAATGAACGGCACACACCTAAAAATACGTTGAACGAAACCGCAGCCCACCCACCAATTTTTTCTGGGTATCCGGAACGAAACCTAATTTTGTCGCATTCAAAATAACCCCCTTCGTTGGAAAGGGAAGTACCCTCGCGGTTAACCCCGGGGCGGAACTGTAGTTTCTGCAAAGGCATGATTAACCTATTGTGATAGTGAAGCCATCAATAGCGGGTAACGTAGTAGCAAACACTTTTACGCTTTGCTGAGCATTCCACGGCTGTCCACAATTAGTACACACGCCTGTGCTTTCCTCTTCTGTACTAACAGGGTCTTGGCAAGAAGCACAAACAATTTCTACTTCATGCGCTGGCTCTACCGTACCGTCTTCTTTTGTATAGCTTTCAATAATACGTTTCATCTCAACCTCCTAGGTACAACGCACGTTCATCTTTGCGGCGGTTCTCAAGCCCTTTTAAAACCTTACCACCTGCTTTGCAATACTTTAGAAGCTCGTCCGCTGCACCAGCGTAATCACTGCGGTTATGCTTTTGTCTGAGTGTGCTGCGCTGTAGAGTTCCCAACCCAACATTGAAGCTGAAGCTGACAAGAGCGTCCATCCAAGCTTGCTTAGCACCAGCAGTAGGACAATATTTAAGAACTCCTCGTTCAAACCTTTCAAGGTCTTTTGCAAGTATGGCATCCACTTCTTCCATTGTAAATGTGCGGTCCCACCCCGCTGGGCAAGGCAAACTTAGTCTATCTTCAAACGGCACCCTTGCGTGGTTAGGGTCAATCACATGCCCCACGCCAACCGTCCACAGCCTAGCTGGACACCGGTAAGGTTTATTCCTTACTCCCTCGTGATGAGAGATCATCTTTAAAGCCTTGGGGCTTATCATTTTCCAAACGCCCTGCCGCCAAAGTGGAACGCTATGATTGAAGCAAAGAGCGCCTGAGTCTCGTTATCCCAGAGTTGGTCAGCCAGCGCGTTAAAGTCTGTACCGCTAGTCAACCCTTTGTACGCAAGCACACCGTCAATACCAACCAGCAGGAAGAAGAACCCATAGGTAATTACTGGCCTAACTGATGCGCGGAGGTCTTTCATCCATTGACTTGTGCCTTCGTTTAAAGACATGTCGTGCGCGTAGATGGCGTTCATCTCGGCTTGTTGTGCACCTATAAGAGATATTTTCTCGTCTGATGCGGTCTGCGTCTTTATCTCATCAAGTTTGATTTCTTCTATACGCTGTTGCGCTACGTAACCTGCCGCAAGCAATTGCATTTCGCGTTCAGTCTGCATTTGGGCTAGTTTTAACTCGTGCCCTTTGTCAGCTTTGTCTTGGAAAAAGTCTAGTATCTTGGGTAAGCCGCCCATCAAGAACGATACGAGCGTTGAAAAGATTGTAAGCATTATCGTTTGCCTCTTTCTTCCATAAGTTTGACTCGTACTTGCAAGTCATGGATTTCTTTGTATAGCTCTTCTTTCATTACATGGCGACGTTCGGCTAAAATAGGGCTATCTGTTGGAACACCTTGCTCGGTAATCAATGCTGGCATAGCGCCTTCAATCTTAGTTAGCCGTGTATTAAACGACCCTACCTCAGACAGCAACCATCCAATAGCAGCAACAAGGATAGGCAATACGGCTTTTAAAATGTCTTGCATGCTCATTGTTCCCCCTGTATTTCCATTAATATCTTAGCGCGTAACTCACGCATCTTCTTTATCTCTTCCATCGCCTTGGCTGTTGCGTTGTTCATGTCCATGTACATGATGCCCATGATTGGAAGTGCTATAACTAGCACAAGACACAAGACCAAAACGGCGACGAGAAGTGACCACGGTATGTGTGGCTCGTCCTTATCAGTATCATTACCCATACGTACCATAACATTATGAACAGCACCGCGATTACTGACGTTAGTTGTTCCTTGACCTTCCTTTTTATTCTTTCCCGTCGCCATATCGCCACCTGTTGCTTGTGTAGTTCTTGGCGCTGGACTTCAGCCCGTTCTGCTTTTACTCTGTCACGCATTACTTCAAATTCTGTCCAGATAGCACCTAATTCCTTTGGCGCTTGGTAGACCATCATTTCGCGCAACTCGGTTTCTAACCTAATCATTTCCTTTACTGCCATGACCCTGTTAAATGCTTCTTGGTTTACCGACAACTCAGGGTCACGCGCTTTCTTTGTCTTTAACTCTTCTTCGTGTACATGCGTTTCAAGTTGTTCATGCGCTTTAAAAAAGTGTCCCAAATGACCGCTAATGTCAGCAACCACATCTTTGGCTTGACCGTACGCATCCACCAACTCCATGCCTTGTGCTTTGTACTCTTGATATAACTCACAGCCTTTTCGTATTGCTGCCGCAGCAGTTTTTGCAGCCGCAAGTAGAGTAAGGGGGTCAATGGCTTACCCCACAAAACCAGCTTGGCTAGTACCTTGGGCAACTTGGTATCTAATGAAGATTAGCCCCGGACCCCCAGCGCCACCGTCACCAAAAGTAAATCCAGTGATAGCTACGCCCGTGCCTGTACCCCCACCACCTGCGCCAACACCTCCATCGCCGCCGCTCCCCGTACTGCCGGTCAAAACATAAGTGGTGTTGTATACCCCACTACCAGAACCGCCACCCCCGCCGGGGCCTATACCCGCAGCAGGCAAACTACCCGTAGAACCGTTGTTATAGAGGTCGGGCATGATTACACCTTCCCATGCGCCGCCGTTACCCCCACTAGCCGTTACGCTGTTAATAGGGCGATATTTAACGGTAGCAACTGCATAAATATTTGATGACGCCCCCGTGAGTATTGTGAATGTATTAGTGCCAGTAACGGTAGCGGTGTAAGAAACTTGCGTATTGTTAGTAACGCCGTTACCAATAACAACGGTGCCGGAGCTAGGTAGTGATCCAGAACCCGTAGCAGTTACTGTAAATGCAGTAGTGCTAGTAACCGTGACCGCATACGAGCCTGTCGCGGGGGTAAAAGTACCGGGACCACCTGTTCTTGTGAATGTTAAGTACGTTGTATTGCCCGTGGTAAGACTGTGAGGTGACGAGCAGTTGATAGTCAAAGTGCCGCCTCCAGCGTATGACCAAGTACCAGCTACCAAGGTAATAGTTAAGTAGACGGTGCGCCCCGTAGGTATTCCGTGACTAGCAGATGTAATGGTAGCGGTACTAGTACCTGCCGTACGTGTAAGAGAAGTAGCTGTTGTAAAACCAGTGTTTACTTCCGCACCGCCACCGCCACCGCCCCCGCCAAAAATACCGTCGGAACCGTTAGTAGGCGGGTACCCTGAAGTACCGCCAGATGCTATACCCCCGTTAGCAGCTGCACCGCCATCACCGCCATTAACCCCACCAGCAGCGCCTGCGCTAGAATAGCCGCCTCCACCCCCACCGCCTCTAGCATCATTAGCGGTCCCGGTAGTAGTACCAGCGTAATAGAACGACGCACCACTACCAGACCCCGCTTTACCGCTTACGGCATAGTCAGCGAAACAGCTACCCGCACTACCGCCACTACCCCCAAAAGTAAATCCGCCACCCCCACCAATAGCTAATGTACCGTCTGTAGTTGAAGCGGGAGGGGTATTAACAGAATAGTTTACCCACGAGCTACTCCCAGTAGCTCCACTGCCCGCTGTAGTTTTTTTACCTGTGGTAGATGGGGCGCTAACGTATATTGTCCCCCCCGCAGCTAACGGCGCATTTACAGTAGCTGCGTAAGCTGCTGAACCACCCCCTTTATTATTAGAAGTACTAGCAGTACTTGCTTTTGCTGCTTGCCCCCCACCGCCCCACATAATAATTACTGCGCCGGGGGTTACATCTGATGGAAGCGTAGATGAACCAGAGAACGACGAATACGCTAAAGTCTTTACCGCACCAATAAAAGTTATTCCAGTATTACCAAACATGTCCGCAACAGCGGGGGCTATAACTGTGCCGGAAGTTACCGTCACGTTACTGTAGTACATAAAAGTATTTGATTGAAATACTGAAGCGGAGCCGTAGTATGAAAAGTTAACCCCCGCCAATAAAAGAGCTTTGTTCTGTAAAGTTGTTACCGCTCCGCCTATATTTAAAGTGCCGTTATACCCGCTGTAATCAGTAATTACAGATTTACTGGCGTTAACAATTAAATTAGTAGCGACAAAAACATCTTTTATGCTCGCATTGCCCCCTAACGTAAGCGTATTCATATAAAAATTTGCGGGGCCTATGCTCATAGTTGACGTAGTGGTTATGCTGTTGCAAGTAACATCCGCTCCACCCCAAGCAGAGAATGTTGACCCCGCCCCACCGACAAAAGATACATTTGCAGTGCCAGTAAACGACGATGGGTTACCAGCCGGATAGCCTAACTGTATATTGCCGCTAAGGGATATAGTTGACGAACCTGTGTTGAACGCAGCGTACCTCAACTCTATGCTTGCAACAGAAATAGTAGCGGCAGTCGCATTTATAGTAACAACGGATTGTGGAGTGTTAGGGTAGTTTTGCCATTCATTAAATATATCCCCGCTACATGTAACAGCGTTTGAATTTAGATTCACTGTTATAGGGCTAGGGTCTGGCGACACCGATGGTATGAAAGCACTATATGGGGTATACCAAATATTAAAAGCAGCGCAAGACAACGTATTAGCAAGTAAGTCAAAAGTTCCTGCAATAACAGATACATTCCCAGTAGTGGATAAAGCGTTGGTCAGTGTGTAGGTTGCCCCGCATCCATAAACAACTACAGAAACACCAGACATAGCGCTGCGTATATCTATGTTGTATAACGAGTCTCTCCCCGCAAAAACAAAAGCGTCAGTTCCAGTAATAGTAGTGGTTGCTGGAACTTGAATAGACCCGTAAATAAAACTACCTCTTGCCCCAGTGTTATTTACATTTATCGTGCCAGTAAAACCAGTCGTAAAAAGGTTAACGCCAAGCGCACGTCTATCAGCAGTATTTACAGTAATAGCGCCGGAAGCTGCATTAAACACTACCGAGTCTTGCGGAAGGGGCGCTGTTGCTCCTGTAGCACCACCGGACGTGGTTGACCAAACCCCAGTACTACTCCAATCTCCAGATGCTCTAGCGTACCTAGTTACTGCGGTAGTAAACGTAATGTTTGTATTGCCTAAACAGTTGCCTATTGAAGTGCCACTAGCCGCTGTACCAGTGAACGTAATATCTGAAAAATCTACGTTTGTTAAAGTGTTGCTGCCACGGGTAATAGACGCCGCAGTCTTATACACAGAAGAGCGTACAAAGTAACGGTTAACTAACGAGTTACCAGTAAGAGATAAAGCGCCGGTAACATTTAAACCAATAGTAAGGTCGAGAACGCCGTATGTATTGGTGAGAGTCGTGCCTGTGAATGTACCTGCGCAAGCAAGCGCAGTAGACCCACCAGTAGTGTCTTTAATAGTTTGAGTGTTACCGTTTATGGCGACGTTTTGATACGTATAACCACCAGAGTCAAACGAGGTGTCTAAGGCAGCACTTGCTGCGTCAACCCCAGTAATAGAAACAGTAGACGTGGACCGAGTAAGGACATACCCCGCCTGCATATACCAAGACTGCCGTAGAGTGTAGGTAAAGGCACCAAGGACTAAATCGCCACCCGAGCGTGAAAACGACGTTGCGTTTAAATTGCCACTTAAAGTAACCGCCGCTGGGCCAGTAATAGTTACGGCGGTAGTAACATCAACCGTCGTTGTAGATATGGTCGTAGTTGTATACGCCGTGCGTATGTCAAGGTTAGGTACAGTAGTAGAAACTGTATTGCCTAGCGCTTGTAGCGCAATAGACGACTTAGCACCGCTCCCCTCTTCGTATATTTTAATGTCCCCACTGGAACGCAATGCCGCGCCTGCGGACGCTGTGGTTGTAAGCGCTGTAGCGGCAACTCCGTAATAACCGGTTGTATTAAATTCAATAGTGCCTGTAGCAGTAACTACAGACGTTGCAAAAGCTATAGAAACATCAGACCCAGTAGCGGTAGCTGAAAAATTACCACCTATGGTACAAAGGGATGTACCAAGGTTAATTGTAGTAGTTAGGTTGTTAAACGGGTCATTACCGATAATAGAAAAATTAGCGGTGGTGGTTACATTGCCGTTACCTGTGCCAAACGTGCAATTGGATATAGTGATGCTATAAAAAGTTATAGCCGTCGAAACAGCACTTGTATATGTAGTTAGTGTCGTCGATGTCGGTTGAACATTTAAATTAATTGCGGAACAATTTATACCGCCAAAGTTAAAATTGTATGTAGCCGCAGTTGTTGCGCATAAATTTAATGTACCAACAGACCCTGTACTTGATATTGTTATACCCGAAGAAAGGGAAGCAGCACCGTATACGTTAAGCGTATTACCGTTAAAGTTTAGTGTTATTAAAGTTGTTGTGTTCGTTGTAGAAAAACTTGCGCACTCAGCGGGGTTTACATCTATAGTAATTGTTCCAGCCCCGCTAGAGTTATCAATAGTTACAGCGTCAGCAAGGGTAGGGACACTAGCTCCGCTTGCTCCGCCGGTAGTTGCAGACCAATGCGCAGTATCGTTCCAATTGCCAGTACCACCAACCCAAAATCTATTTGCCATCTTAAGTCCGTGTCACAGTTAAAGATACAGTCACGCGTGTAACCGTAGATGAAGAAGTTACACTGAAGTATAAAATGTCGTTCGCAGAAATAGATGTAGTCCACCCTGTCAAAGTTGAATCTGTAGACTTCAACGCGGATGTAATAGTTGGAGGTGCGCTAGCTACAATAGAAGTTGTTGTATTAAACGAAGCGTATGTGCCTTTTGCAATATCCATTACGATAGAGCCTGTTTGGTCAGCGAGCAGAGTTACAGAGTTAATCGTGCAAGCAAACGGCACTTGGATATAACCTTTACCCCCAACAGTAATGACCGCGCCACCACCATCAATAATGAACGGGATTGCTAACTGCATGGCGACAAACGCAGGAGCCGATGCGCCATTAGACTTTAAGAAATAACCAGACACACCCGCCGAAGTTAGCGCCATACTTGACGCACCGGAGTAAAGAACCCCGCCAGACACAGCAGTTAACGCTGCGTTAGTACCGCCATTAACTAAAGGCAATGCTCCGGTTACACCAGTAGAAAGAGGAAGCCCTGTAGCGTTTGTCAGGGTGCCAGAAGACGGGGTGCCTAACGCCCCACCATTTACTACTGGCGATCCAGCAGTACCTACATTTATACCAAGGGCGGTTGCCACGCCAGTACCAAACCCACTGATACCAGTAGACACAGGCAGGCTAGTGCCATTCGCTAAGTTTACAGCGGTAGGAGTGCCTAGGTTTGGGGCAATAAGAGTAGGATTATTGCTAAGCACTACACTACCAACACCCGTACTAGTAGCAGTGCCAGTGCCGCCGCTAGTTACTGGAAGGGGGGCTGTAAGCGTTACAGCACCCGCGCTAATGTTGGTGGCACTTAATGTGCCGTTTATGTTGAAGTTACCCTGCGCGTTTGTGTGTGCTTCGTTAATGTTTAGCCCATCACTCCATATCCAAGCTGTTCTACCTGAAGGTATGGTGTAGCCTACATAGACAGTATCAGACGCCGCAGTTTGTGAATCTTTAACCGTGTATGTGTATGGCAGCGTAGCGTTCTGAATAACACTAACGATCTGCGTGGGTGTTGTTATGCTAGGTCCACTAACTGTTTGCCCTGTTACTAGTTTAGGGGCATTGGTACCTAACGACGTAACAGTAAGCGTAGTCCCTGATATGGACCCCGTCATTGCTATGGCGTTGGTTGTATTGTTTACCGCCGTACCTGTATAGAAATTAGCAGCATAGGAACTGGCATTTCTTACTATGTATACCTTACTTACCGGGGGGATAAAAACAGAATACGCAGTTGATATACCGCTAGTGTACAAGTCTAAGATCATGTTCCTAGACTGGTCAGCCGTTACGTACGCAGACACCAATGCGTAAGGCGAGCTTGTTACAGTTATGCTGGTGTAACCGGCAACAGCCGCTTCGAGGTAGGTACCTAAATTACTATTTGTGGTCGTACCCCATACTCCTGACTGTTCGCCAGTGCCAATTAGGTTAAGCCGTAGGCTGGACGAATATGTAGTCATTCTTCTTACCTTTTAAGATATAGGGTACTGGGTAGTATTAATGAGCGTCCATGAAACAGGGAATGTGACACCCGCAGCGCCGCTATTTAAGATCGCCGTAGCTGATACACCCGTAATATTTACGTAGTATTGCGGAGTCGCGTTAACACTGTTTAACAGCGCATTAGCTTGCAAGCCAGATACCGCCGCGTTATTAGTAACGAGGATATAGCTAGAAAACGGTGCACCAGAAAAACACGATAACCCGAACATAAGAATCCTTTGGCGGGGCCGAAGCCCCGCGTTCTACTAGTTAGTAGGCAATAGCTGCACCCGTAGTTGCGGCAAGTTCAAACCATTCTACGTTTACATACAAGTTAACTACACCTGTTGCACCCATAGCGATAACATTGTTAACAATGAAGCCTTCGTTAGCTGCAAAAATTAACGGATAGTCACCGGTTTGCTGTTGGAACACAGTTGCGGGAGTCAAAGTTGTACCGATAGCAGTAGACGAACCAGTAACAAAGCCCATAGCTTGAGTATCAAGCGTACGAGTACCAGCAGTATTAGCACCAGTGTTAGCAATCATAATCTGACCACCACCAGCAAACGCCGAAGTAGGCATAACCGTACGCAGCTTAGCGGTATTAGTCTGAGTAAACGCCGCCGCAGTACCGCCAGTATCCGAAGCACTCCAGTTACGGGCAACTTGAATCGAGTAGGACAGCGCTTGCGCAGTACCAAAAGCAGTTGTTGTAGCAAACCCAATTTCAATACGACGGATTAAGCAAAGTTGCGAGTTGGTTGGTGGTGCCCAACGGAAAGAAAACACGGTGCTACCCGCAGCAGCGCCAGTTAACGCGCCGGATACTAGGCCCATTTGATACCCACCTAGAATTTCAGGTGGACGAATAGAAGTACGACCCGCAGTAAAAGTTGGGTCAACGGTCATGAGAGTGGTGCCAGAAGCACCTGATTGAATAACAGCCATGTTATAAGCTCCTAAAAATTAGCCGAGAGAGTAAACAAAATTACGGCCCCCAGCTATATAACCGGGGCTTGCCTCAACAAATACAGTAATAGTGCCAGCGGTAGCACAATATGCAGCTACACTAATACCGTCCATTTCTAGTTCATCTCCCGCACCATCCAGAAGGGCGATGGGGACATAAAATCCAGAACCTAAACCTCCTATGACTGCACTGCTCGCAAACAACACGTCGCCATAAGAATATCCAGTACCTGTACCGTTAGTAGCTATTGTCACCGAAGTAACCGCACCTACACTAACAATTAATGTTGAAGCAACCGCACCAGTGCCAGTAGCACTATTTAAAGTATGAACCCCAGATTGAGTACCAGATGTTGTGATCGGTGTACCGCCCGGAGTCGCAGATAAATTACAAGTCAGACCAGAAATATTCACTACGTAATACGTAGTGTTCGCTGTTAGTCCTGTAGGTAAAGCTCCTGTAGTAGTAAGACGTACAGGAGTATTAGGTGGTAATAAATTAGTAAGTAGAATAACCGCTGGGCTTGCAATAGATATAGTTACCGTCTGCGTGCTAATTAACGATACGTTATTGTATGTACCATCCGTATACGCAGAACCAGCGGCAAAACTCCCTAGCCCAAATATTTTACCGGCGCTTGTCGCAACCGGGTCTATTACTATTTTGCTGCTCGTAGTAGCGTTTACATCTGCAACCGTAGCGTAGTAAGAACGCATTGGTACTGTAGGGCTGTAAGCGTTACCAATAGTTATAGTTGTGGCTGAATACGCCGTAGTTTGTATTGTACCGTTAGGGTATTTAAAACCCCCAGTAGTTGACTCTACAACACCTGCTGCACGAATTTTAGAAGTGCCCGCATCATCGGATGTGGTACCCACCAACAAGTTATTAGTAGTCGGTGCAAACCGCGCTACCTCGTTAGCAGCTAACGTACCGCCTTGGAAGAACTTTACTGACTTACCGGCAGTGGCTACACCAATAGCTAAGTTGGTGCTTTGTGAATAAATGTACCCGTCGTTAGCCCCGGCAATAGTAAAAGTGCCTAGGTTATATGTTGAGCCATTAATACCAAAGTCTACGTAGTAAGTAGTGTCAGTACCGTTATCAGCAGTCAACACAAGGTCAGTAGACGCGCTATTACCGGCGCTTAAGTTCTGATAGTTGATCTGCGAATAGTTATCAACATTACCAAAGAAAGAAGCAACAGAATAATTTAACGCTGTACCGGTACCGTTGTTATTAACAGTAAGTGGGCTATTAACCGTGCTGGTTAACGCTAACACACCATTAGGGTCTAAGTTAACTGACCTACCTGATGGGTAAGTTACAAAAACAGTTTTTGTGCCCGCCGTAAATACTACAGGGCTATTTGAGTTAGACGACTTGTATACAGTTGTACGAGTAAGTATTGTGCCGGTAGCGTCAAGCGTACCAAAACCTACTTCCCATTCGCTAGCGTTGTTACTAGCAATGGTGTAGTAAGTAGTGTTGCTTGCCCCAATACCAGACGAAAAAGATTGAAACCCAGAAGGGGCACCTGCAAGAGTAAAAGTACCTGTACCAACACTGGTAGAAGTTTCTAGTACCCTATCATTAATAACGAATGCCATGATTCCCCCTATTAAGCGATACGAATGACCGCGTTAGTAGCGTCAGCTACCGGGAAAGAAACAGTAAACGAGCCTCCTACTACAGACTTATCTGAGCCAAAATCAAACACAGCAACTGCTTTATTAGAGCTACTAGTGTTATATATCAGCGCCCCACGGCAGGTAAAAGTTGCACCCGTCCATGTAGTATCCGCAAAGGATAAATAAGCAGTAGTGCCAGACGACGTAGGGGCGACCGACACGGTCAAGGTGTTGCCACCAGCAGTGTAGCCTGCACCGCTAATCTCGTTTGTAGACGAATAAGCAGTAGTCGTAGGGCCTAGCGTAGCTGACGACGTGTACAACGCCATCTTGTACGTGTTGCCCGTACTAGGGGTAAAGTTTTGTGTGCCGGTCAGTAGATCGACTTTAAAACTTGTGCAAAGTCCTTGAGTAATTGCCATTTAACACCTCTTAATTTACAGGCACGCGAACCTGACCAGAACGATAAGCATCCTGTCGATCTCTGCCATCGCCCAATTGTTTGTACAGCATTAATGCTTCCATGTACCGCTGGGTGTACAGAGCGACCATATCCTGCTCACCCTTCATAAACGTAATAGCTTCCACCAAGCAGCCATACAACAGTACAGAATCAAAGTTGTCGCCAAGCCACGAATCCCCAGCCGTCACAATTGATTCTGGGTAATGGAAGTAATGAAGCTCTACCGCAAAGTTATCGCTAGGGGTAGGAGCCACAATCAAAGTTGTTTGGTTATATGTAGGGTTTACATTAACCCCTTCGTTTGGACCAAACAACGCGTAGTATTCTGGGAGGCCCGTAACCGTTGGGTCTGGGTACGCTTCGCGCAAAAAACTAACGTCTTTGTTAAGTAAGAAAGCTTGTGCGCTATTTAATCCTGCCGCTGGAGTTGTGTACACAGAAAGCGAGTACACAGACAAAAAATCCAACGGCAAATTTAAATACTTGTTACCAGAAGTCAGCGAACCGGTTACGTTTTTGCGCAACATCGGCGGCTGAACAGCGTTGTACAACCGTTGTTCAGCCTGTCTAATAAACGTATTAATCTGCTCGCTACTAGGTATAACGACAGCCGACGTATCGTTTGTCGCAGTAAAAGCGGTAGCCGCGAAGTCATTCTCGCAGTACGACTTAACAGTATTGAACAGAGTTGTATAGTTCATTTTTACGCCATTGGACCACGGCACATTGTGCCTTTAGTTGCCGCACCAGCACCGCGCATCTTGATGCCGCTGGTTTTAGTTTCTTTGTAATTGCCCTTGCTAATGCCACCAACCGAAGGGTTGGATTCATTAATTACTTTGGCACCAGCTGTGTACGACAAGTCACCCTTTACAGCTTTACCGTCCATAGTGTGCGGTTTAGCGTAAACAGCGCCTTGGCCTACTTCTTTACCTTTAACTTTTTGCGAGAACTTAGCCATTATCGACCTCTCTGGTTATTAGCACGGGCCATGTTGCGACCAACTTTACGCATAGCTTGGCCTGTAACGCCGCCCTTTTTCATGCCGTGCATTTTTTTCTCATGCGATTTGACTTCCTGCTTAGCAATCTTCTTGATAAGCGGCTTGTCTTCTTTTGCGTCACTGTTTTTCATAATTACTCCTAGGTAATAGTTACCGTTAAATTCCCGACCTGTCCTTGCCCTACTAAGTTGTTAGGGGTCAAACCGTTGTCGTTAGCTCTTGCCCCGCCTATGGGGTTCCAGCCCCATTGGATAATCCGACTACCTTCACCCGGAGTACCGAAGTCAGTATTCAAAGTAAGCTGCAATCCACCATAGCCTGACTGGTAATAGCTGTTGTCTGGCCTTGGTTCGCGCACCGCTTGTGGGTCATCCACGGGGTACATACCCAGTTGCAGTTGTGGATGATCTTGCTCCCAACAGTTCTTACATACTTTGATGCTAACCTGTTTGGTCTTAATCGTCAGCTTCTTTAGCTCTTTTAACTTATAGCGGAACCCACACCGATCACACTCGGCAATAGAATGCTTACCGCTGGCAAACCGGTTGCCCATAATTAAAAGAACGACTCACGAGGCACGAAGCGAATAGCAGCTTTTTCTCTATCTTCCTCAGACGCTAAAGTCCACGCTTCGTCGTACATCAATTTTAAAGCTTGCGCCCGATCAGGCGACACGTCTGGCAGCTTTATAGAAAGCATAAACGCCAAGCCAGCAGTCATAGCATTCAAAAATCTAAACGGTATATCCACCACGTTAGTACCTGTACCAGCGTCGTACATCCTACGCATGCGCCAGTAATAAAACACGTAGTACGGCTGTTGAGTTGTACCTTGGTCCGGTGCGGGCCACACGTTAATCTGTGGGTTCTTTGCAGTAGCAGCTTCTGACCCAGCCTTCTGCCCATCTTGCCTATTAACCCAAACCTGAATAGGACGCCCTTGCGCCAGCTTGTTAGGTATAGTTGAGTAGGTAGAAACAGAAATACGCGTGATGTTCAAATCAGTCTGGTTAGGGCCTTGTCCGGAATCAGTGCGAATAACATGTTCAATAAGATCAACGGTATCAATAGGTAGATCATACGTAGTGACTCCTTGCGCTAAATTGATCGAACCCTGCTCAATAGTCCACAGGTTAATCCCACGGTTAGCCCACTCAGCCAACAAGTAATTCAAGCTACGCCTAGCCGTACGGAAGTCGTAACCAGACCGTAGCTCTTTGCCACAGCGCTCAAACGCCTCTTCAAATATATCGTTGAGGGTTGGGTTAAAACTAGTAGTGGCTGTTGTGTAGGCCATTTAAGCTCTCGTCTTACCTCTAATTGCTATACCGTCTGCACGGGCCGAAGCGGATTTAACTTTGCCGCCTTTTTTCATACCTAAACCTTTTTTGTATACGTCGCCGTATTCTTTAGCAAACTTAGTTACTTCGTCGCCAAGCTTAGATGCTTTGTCTTTGATGTAATCAACAGCGTCGCTTACCGCTTTGCGGGGAGCTTCGTTCTCTTCTTTTTCTTTAGCTTTTTCGCGCAGATAACCAGCGTATTCATCACGGTTCAGCTTATCTTGCTTAGCGTTTTCTGCGTAGCTATCTTTAGGGGTTGTATCTTTAGGCATCTTATCCTCACATGTATCCGGGGTCATAGGGGGTGTAACCGGGCGGTTGGCTTGGCTGCGGTTGTTGCCCTTGTTGCTGTTGCGGTCCTTGCGGCATACCTTGTGGCAAACCTCTAAGCATTTCCGCCATTTTCTGTAACGGCATTTGTTGAGGCATGCCTTGTGGGTTTTGCCCTTGTTGCATCTGTGGTGGTGGCATGCGAGTCGGGTTAAACATACCGGGTGGTGGCATAGGGCCACGAGGGCCGTACGGACCAAACATCATCCCGGGAGGTGGCATACCGGGGCGACGCATCATCTGCGGGGGCATACCCATAGGAGGCCTAGAGAAGTTAGGGTTAAACGGAGTCATACCCCCCTGAGGTCCTTGTTGGTTTTGCTGCCCAAATGGGTTGGGCGCAAAGGTGCTCATATCCTGACGGGTTGCCTGCTGGTTCTGTTGCCCCATAGGTTGTCCGCCTGTACTTGCCCCTGCTCCACCTACTCCGCCATTAGCCATAACTATCTCACTTCATCTTTTTTAGGGTTTGGGCAAGCCTTGCACGTTGCCCCAACTTGCCGGGCTTTTTCGCAGCCGCTGCAAGTTTCTTTGCCGGTATTGGCTTGTTGCCTTTTGCGCCAAGCTGAGCACGAAGAGCACCGGGTTTTTTGATAGCTTTCTGTATCCATTTTTCAGCCATTATCTATACCCTGCTGTTTTCTTTGCGATACCTTTAGGTTGCGCAACAAACTGTTTTCCCGCCTTCTTACCCGCCCGTTTTGCCTTTGTTGTAGCAGCATACTCGGCGGGGCTTAACGCTTTAATCGCCTTTTCAGGTAGGTACCGCTCCCCAGTCTTTGACGACGGCTTTCCGCTTTTGGTTCGCCATTTCTGGTCACCCCAAGCTTTTAAGCTTTGCTGTGGCGCTTTCAATCTTTTGCGTCCTCTTTTTCAAGCAGTTCAGCGTCTATCTGCTCGTCCGTCATGGCGTCGCAAGTACACTCACCCGCTACGTCAATCAAACAATCTTCTATGTGTTTAGTCACGGTACCCTCCACCTGCTGCTTTGTACTTCTTAGCTACCAACTGCGCTTTACGGGCTGACCACTGCCCTGCGCCTGTGCCATGCGTTGCTGCGGCTTTAACTTGGCTTACGATCTTTTTACGTAGATCGGGCTTAGTGTAGTTACCAGCGGCATTAACCTTCCCACCATCTTTATATTGAGTAAAGTTAGTGTCATCCCGACGGGCTTTCTTCTTCCCGCCGGGCATCTTGGATGGGTTAATGTTACCCATGCCACGCGAGGCCATCATTACTTTTTACCCTTAGCCATGCCGCCGTAGCACATCTTGTTGCTACCAGCCATCTTAATCATGGTGCCTTTAGTCTTGCCTTTAGTGGCAACACCATCACGACTAGGAGCAGCGGTACGAACCGAACCCATCTTGCCAATAACGCCGCCTTTGGCGTACTTAGCTACACCACCACGTTTCATAGCTGGTGCTGCTGGTGCCGCTGGAGCTTTAGTAGCAGTAACTGCTGGCTTTGATGGCGCTGGTGGCATTGATCTAGCAGGAGCTTTAGTAGCACCGGCTGGAGCCTTAGACGCCATAGCTTTATCTTTTGCAGCTTTTGCTGCTGCCATAGCTTTATCTTTTGCAGCTTGCGCCATAGCAGCTTTATTAGAGTCTCCTGCTGGTTTAGCTGCTGGTTTAGCTGCTGCCTTAGCTGGCGGTTTCATACCCATTTGTGGGCGCTTTGACCCCATACCCATTTGTGGGCGCTTTGGCCCCATACCCATTCCGAATCCCATACTGCCTCCTAAATTAAAAATTGGTTGTTACTGCTGGCACTACTTTTTCAAAACATAACCACCGCGTCGCATGCTAACGGGTTGTGCGTTGTTTTGCACTATCCCAGCATTGTTTTGCGCGGGTGCAGCAGCTTGCGGTGGAGGCTGCTGTGGCGGTGGTGGTGCTTTGTTCATACCCTGCGCAATACCCATTTGATTCTGTCCTTGCTGTGGGGGCGGCGAAGGTGGTTGTTGCGGTTGTGGCTGCTGTTGTTGAGCTTGTTGCATTTGCTGCGGCTCTGGCTGCTGCCCGTACATGTCATAAGGCTGCTGATACATCTGGTTTTGGTAAGGGTCAAAAGGATTAAACCCTTGCATCATGCCGCCGTAGGGGTCGTAACCCATACCGTAACCGCCCATACCACCATAACCACCCATACCCCCGTATGGATCATATCCTTGCATACCAAACCCGTATTGAGGTTGTGGAGAGTACGGTTGGTATTGCTGTTGGTCACCAGCCTGTTGATTAAACATACCGGTGTAATCCTGTTGCTGCTGTTGCTGCTGTGTATTCTGGGCTTGCTGTGTTTTTTGATTTACAAATTTTTGCTGTTCTTGCTGTTGTTGTTTTTCTTGCGCAGCTTCCTCTTCTCTTCTTTGTTGTTGCTCTCGCTGAGCTTCTTCTACTAACGGAGCTTGCTCTTCTTGGTATTGTTTATCAAGAACGGCTTTACCCGCTGCTTTAATCTTTTCTATTTCAGCGTTAGCTCTATCAATAGCGGCTTGATTACTGCCGCCCATACCTTGATACACAGGTGCGTTTGCTTGTTTTTGAAGATTCGCTATTTGCTTTACTTGAGCTGGAGTTAAACCCTCAGCGTTTGTAGCAGAAGCAGCTTTTGCAGCGGCGGCTTTTTTGCCAGCGGCGGCTTGTGCAGCGGCAGCTTTCTTATCTTG